TAAACCTAAACTAAGAACACCTGTTGATGAATTATAAGATGACGTAGCAGAACCACCAGCAGCTACTGTAGAAGTAGTCGTAGTTAATGTAGTTAGTTCATCACGATAATCTTCAGCAGTGTCCCTAGCACTTTCAGCAGCAGTCTTAGCAGTTACGGCATTAGTCTCTGCAGTCTCTGCTGCTGTCTTAGCTGTCTCTGCTGCTGTCTTATAGGTTGATGAGTTAGCTTCACTAGCAGCACTAGATGTGGCACTAGAGGCACTAGCCGTAGCTGAGGTAGCTGCATTCGTTGCAGATGTTGCAGCGTTTGTTTCGCTATTAGCCGCATTGGTAGCTGAAGTAGCGGCATTAGTTGCACTTGTGGAAGCTTCAGAAGCCTTAGTTGTAGATGTGTCTGCATTAGATATTGCAGTGTTCTTAGCAGACACTGTATCGTTATACATACTTACATACGCAGCAGTGATGTCACCATCATCACCCTTTGGGCCTTGAGGGCCTACTACTGTGTTTGTGTAGTCATCATTATCTAGCTGTAAAGGGTTGCTTGAGACTGGTGTCCCTTGACCACGATCAATAGCCATGTATTTATCTCCGTACTAGTGACTGGCCAAAATAGAAACCGACCACAGCGTTAATAGAATGAGGTAGCCAGTTAGGAGTAACCATTCCTTGAAGGGTAACGAACTCAGTAACTGTCTTAGTTGTGTCTATAAATAAGAACTTAAATCCCTCAGTTACTTCAACCGGAACAACCGTTTGAAAACCGAGCAAAGGAGCAGCTAAAATGAAAGCTGCCATTGACATGAAGCAGACAACTAAGAAGCGTCTAATCCACTGTGCGTTAGGGTTCTGATGTTCCCTTGCTGCCTGAACACTACCCTCAGAGGCCTCAAAACGCCGTAGGAGCATCTTTTGCTCTTCAGCCTTATCCTTACGTGCATCTGCCCAAACTCTCAGTAGAGCGCCTAATAAGGTGCTCCCTAAGAGGGTGACTGCTTCTAGTGGTAATCCAAACATGATTAGAGTGATCCGTGATTATCGAGTACCTTCTTCTCCTGTGCCATGTGCTTAGCTCGTTTACGTTCCCAAGAGAGGTACGTACCAGCAAAGGCAGGGTCAGCAGGGTTAAGGGCTATATTAGGTGGAACAATAAACATATGAGCATCTTCTCTACAGACCTTACACTGCTTCGGGCCTTCCCGTTCAGCGATAGGTGTTAGGTGGTCTGTTACGTGATCGTTGGAGCACTTATACGAGTAGATTGGCATATATTCACCGTTAGGTAATTAATAGAAAACGGCCCCCATTGCGGGGGCCATTGGTACGTCAGCGAGTGCCGACAGTGGTTTAGCTGGCAGCTACCTTAAAGGCAACACCAGCGTTATCGCGTAGTTCAGCAACACCGTAGATAGTGTCAGCAGTGAACAAATCACCCAAGTACTCTTGCTTGTACTGAGTTTGGCTACGAACACCCATTTGCTCGGCTAGAACAACAGCATCCTTGTGTACCAAAGCGCCAACGCGGTTAGCGTTAGTGTCAGTAGTAGGTGCGTTGTTGGTTACGTATACGTCAACGCCATATACACGACCAATCTGACCGTTCTTGATTGCTTCACCAGTACCAATGAAGGCCTGTTCAGTGAAACGGTTGATACCCAACATGTCGCTCTTAGCAACAGGAGGAAGAATCAACGCACGACCGTTCATAGGAACGTCATCGTTGTCCAACTGAAGCATCATAGCTCGGATACCAGCATCAGTGATGTCAGCAGCAGCGCCTGAAGACCAAGTAGTGCCGTCACCTTCAAGGAAAGTGCCACCGTTCAGTGCTTGAATAGCAGTGAACAAGTCGTTGTCTACCTGAGTAGCTAGAGCGAAACCAGCATCATCAGTATAGAAGCGACGCATTGAAGACAATGACTGCTTCTCTACGATATCTTCGATCATTACGGAGTATTCGTAGTGCTTGTTGATGGTTACGATTGCTTCAGCAGCAGTATCGGTGTTTAGAGTCACTTGAGTGGAAGCCGCCTTAACGTTGGCTGCACCGCGACCCGGCTTAGGGATGTGAATGGAATCGCCCTTCTTACCAACGTGGTTAATACGGGTAACAAGGTTAGCTAGTACAAGGCTCTGCTTGTATGCTGCGATTACTTCGTCTGACCAGATCTGTGGGATAAACTTATCCGCAGTAGTCAGTGTTTGATGATTAGTACCTAGTGCCATTTTATTTAACTCCTATAGTTATTTGACACGATCTTCGGCGTATGCCATCAGAATCTCGTCTGACATGGCGTTATATCGCTCCGGATCATTAATTTTTAAACGGATGAGGTCTGCGCTACGGTAAACTTTCTTACCTCCAACGGATTCCCCTGATGACCTGCTCTCCGTACGACCTGTCTTGAGTGCTCGTTCTTTGGAAGCCTCTTTCGCCGACTCCACCTCCTTAGTTTTTGATATGAGCTGTCGGTCTTTCCAAGTGGAAAGAAGTTCATCGGCTGCATCAAAGTCGTAAGCATTTGCCTCTTGAAAGAGTCGTTGACGGATTTTACTCTGGGAAACCCATTCCTGAAAGTCAGCAGACTCAACTACAGTCTGTGCATCAGGATGTTGCGTCTGAAGCTTCTGAAGGGTCATCTCATGTTGACGTTCTTCTAGTTGCTTCTCGGCTGCCTTGATCTTCGGATTATTCTTGATTTTTTCTTCGATGTACTTATCAGGATCATCGTAGAAGTCAAGAGGGTCTTCTTGCGGACTGTCGGCTGGTTGATTTGTCTGTGTCTTGATGAAGTCTTCGGTGAGCTTACGCAGCTCTCCAATCTCTTGTCCCTTACGGCCCAGTTCTTTTTCTAACTGAGAGTAAGAGTCAACGATCTCTTCTACGGATTTACCTCTGAACTTATCCGGCACTTGATACTCAGCTTCAGCTTGTGTCTCTACGACGGCTTCTGCTCGTACTTCTTGCTCTTGTTCTACTAGTTCAGTAGGTGCTTCAGGTTCATATGACTCAGGGTCAACTACAATGTTATTTACCATATCGGTTTGCTCCGTCCTTTATAGGATTGTGGAGTTAATAAAATGACACTTCAGAGAGGAGCCTTACGGTTATTCCTCGTCGTCAGTATCTACTTGCTTTGTCGTTTCCTCTAATGTGATCAGCATGCTGAGGACTGACATCTGCCCTTTAACGAAGTTAAGGGTCTTCTCATCTTCAATAGCCATTATGTTATTAATCGATTCAGACATATTAGTTAATTCGCCGATAAGGTCGGCCCACCCTGCTGTCGAAAACATATCATAACGATCATCAAAGAATGCTCTATCATCTTTCATCTGTTACTTTCCTTGTGCCTTAGCTCGCGCATTCGCTAGGTTTAGGATAGTCTCAGACTCTAGATGCTTCATTTCTGGTATGTTACGTACAATCTCTGACTCGATTGCAGCAACTTTCATCTGTTTCTCTTGTAGATCCATTGCCTTCTTCTGTAAGTCAAGGATACGTTCATACGCATCGTTGTCTGTAGGCATCTTCTCGGCTGCTTCTGCTTGTTTCTTATACGCATCCGCTAAGGTTTCTTGGATCTGAGCGCCTAGTAGCTGTAGCTGGGCTTGTGCCTCTGCCATAGCCATCTGCTGGGCTTGTTGTGCTGAAGGATCAGGCTGCATCATCTCAGTAATAGACTGAAGCATCTGTTCACGGTTGTTTAGGCTAGAGTTCTCGAATACAGACATCAACAACAACATGAATGGCTTAGACTCCGGTGGGAGCATAGACATTAACTGGATAGTCTGTGTGTTCTCTAGCTCCTTAGCCATAATACCCATAGTAGAATAAGGGGTAAACTTATAGTCAAGGATAGGATAACGCTTGTCATCCAACTGCATCTTACGCCATACAATCTTCTCGATAGCAGGGATAAGGAAATCTGTCTGGAAGGCCATCAAGCTACGCTTCTGACGCTTAATAGACGCAGAAGTAAGCATGGACATGCCACTAGCTGTGTTATTACGTGGGTTAGAAGCACCACCTGTAGCGGAATCCATAGCGCCTGTAGCCATCTGAACCATACGTTCTAGTTCAGCACCCTCAGAGAAGGTGTGTGCAGACAAGTTACCGAAGTTAAACGGTTGGATTACTGTACGTGGATCACCATTCGTTAGGATTGTCTTACCAGCCTTAACGTCTAGCTTAACTCCACGAGGTAGTTTAGTGGCATCCATCGCCATCATTGGGTGTGTAGTCAATGCTAATGCATCAATACGGCTACGTAGCTCAGCATCTAGTGCCTTCTGTGGGTTATAAGCCTTCTCACATACACCACGACCCCAAAACTTGTTAGGTACACGATCCATTTGACACGCTACGTATGGACGATCCTTCATTAAGTAAGGATTTTCCTCTGCACGTAGTACAACAGAGTCATTAGCGATGGTTACAACAGATTCTACTAGCTCATCGTCATCGTAATCGAACTCATCACCTAAATCAGACATAGCTGATAGGTAACGCTTGGGCACTAGGCCCCAGTATTCGGTAATCTTAACCTTATCGTCTTCGTTAGCGTGATTTTCTTCATTAAACCCTAAGTCAGCACGGTCTACAGAGGTACTGCTGATGGCTACGTCTTCATAGACACCATCTTCGATACCCTTAACAACGTGATAACGGGACTTAATAGTCTCTGTAGCAGCGCCTAAGCCACCGGATACGTTTAAGGCAGCAGGATCGATGATAAATTCTTTAGGAGATACTGCTTCTATACTCACTACGATACGAGGAACGTCAACTACTTGTGCCGCTGTAGTTAGAGTACCTTCTACGGGCTGCTCTAGTGCTACTTTCTCAGTTGTCTCGTTAACAATTACCTTACCGAGCATAGTACCGTAGATGGCACCATTAAGGAAGGACTCACAGATAGCAGGTTTAACACCATCACGCTCTAAGTCTTCCTGTAGTACCTTACGTAAGTAGGCTACATCTTCAGGGTTCTCATCTAGGATGTCATCACGGATATCAAACCACTTGTCACGACCGAAGGTAGCTTCTTCCAACTCAGACACAGTTGCTTCAACTGCCTGTTGGGTAGCTGGGGAGATTAGACGGGACTGTTCGCTATCACGTAGCTTATCAGACTCAGCCCAAATACCACGCCAGATGCGATAGTATTCATCCCACTTCTTCATGTAGTTCTGGTCACGGTGGTTCTTCCAACTCTCTAGTTTAGGGAGTAACCAACTAGCTAGACCAGCATATTTATTCTCTTCAAACATTCTTAGTATCCTGAGTCAATGTCAAGTGGAGTCCACTCTTCTATTTCTATTGAGTTAGCGAAATCAGCAACAGACACCTGATCTATGTACGCTAAGGCATCTAATAGATCATCGTGTACTTGTGGTGATGGGAAGGCACACATCTGATCTGTAAACTCTTTCCAATCACGCTTCTCGTTGAACTTAATCTTACCGTGTTCTAAACGGCCTTGTAGCGACCATGTAATACGGTCTGTCTTCTTCTTACCACCGTGTGATACGTCTGTGATGACTACCCAACGGCCCTGTATACGCATCTCATCCTCTAAGTAGGGCATGATAGCATTCTTCAAGGCACCGGACTCAATACCTACTGTACTGGCCTCTGTGGCGATAGCTGCGTTCAATATAGCTGATGCTGTTCTCTTAATGTTCCATCTTCCGTGTAAGATGTCCTTCACCCACCAGACATCTCCACTAATCTTCACTATTGCTATGGCTGTTTCGTCGAGTTTTGATCCTTTCGATCCTCTCTCTTTACCAACCTGCTCAAACCCCGCAGGGTCAACAGCAACAACGTAATGCCCATAAGCAGGCTCAGTAGATGTCTCCATCCAGCCCTCTTCAAATATCCCACCACTGAAGGACTCGAAGGAGGCTTCGAATTCTTGTCGGAAGGCTTGTGTGGACATGGACTTTCGGGCAACTTCAATCTCCGAAGGATCTATGAGTGGATTGTCTGTGGAGTTAAAACAGAAGCCTTCCCACTCTTCATTATCTTCCTTTATTGCTTCTGCATATAGATCGTAGAAGTGGTTACGCCCTTCAGGTGTACCGATGAAGAGTGCTTCACCCTTAACGTCAGCTAGTGTTGGACGTATAATCAATTCCCATACGGATGGCTTCATGAAAGCATATTCATCCATAACTACATATCGCAGACCTACGCCTCGAAGTGTATCCGGACGGTCACTACCCTTCAGATAGATCTTACGATCATTTATCAGAGTTAAAGTAGCTGTGTTCTCATGGGCAGACTTGATGACATCACGTCCAATATCCTTTAACACACCCCATAAGATATCCTTCGCTTGTTGGAAGGTAGGGGCTATATAGAAGATGTCCTTGTCTTGACTCTGTAGACCTTTAATCAGTAGAGTCCATGCTGCTAAGTGTGATTTACCGAAACGACGACCACAAGCTGCTACCTTAAAACGAGCTGTACTTGTGAAGATCTCCATCTGAGCAGGGTGGAGGTTAACCTTTATATCAGGCATTTAGTCCTCCCGTTGGTTGTCATTCTCAGACATATCGCTAAACCCTACTACTATCTCCTCGAAGGCTGCGTCCTGTACTTTCTTCTCTTTACGTTTTACTTTCTTTACGTCTTGTTCAATGATAACACCGCCAGTATCCTCTATAGCCTTCTGGGCTACAGTGCCAATCTGTTCTACTACGATGTTAATAGAAGCATCCTCCTGCTTGATGTCAATCTCACGCTTAGGAGGTAGGATTCTATCCATACACATCTTCAGACAAGTAGTATCACCTTCCATCGCCATCTCAATGACTTTGTTCACGATGGCAGGGCCACTCTCAGACATAAGCTCTCGGCTTAGTTCTGTGTACTTGTTGGTAGAACCTTTAGGACGACCCTTAGGGTTCAGAGGGGGCATTCCCTTATAGAAGTTAGGATTACCCATCTTCTTCTTTACGGGTTTATTATCAGACATATCGCTTTATCCACTGAGGGGAGCTTATTGGGAGGTATAGGAGGGGCCACATTCTTATACATGTGTGTCTTGTGTATGGCGTTAAGTGTTAAACATTAAGAGTTAATCATTAAGTAAAACATCTTAAGTAACACACAAGAATGTAGTATATTATACCATATTTTTAATCAAAAGTCAATCTCTTTATTATAATCTCCATTATTCCTCCATAGTTACCCTCGCGCCACCCCCCCCTTAGATTCTTTGGTTGTCTGAACTAGAACTTATTATTGACTTATCTATTATTCATTCATTTGATGTCTTTTACTCTTACATTCATCCCACTTATGTGTCATATGGTCATCCCCTCCTGTCCTCCTCTCGTATTCCTGAATTCCCTTCTCATGTGCTTATGACTATGAATACACTTTTGTCTCCACACCACAGGGGTCCCCCCACACCCCAAATACCACAGAACACCAGTGAAGTCAATAGCGTGACTAATGGTGTCTGAATAGTCATAAACTGGAGGTGTAGTCATATGTAGACTTGTGTGGGTGTGTGAGTTCCAGAGATTGACAGAAGAAAGAGCCTAAGAGTGTGGCTCTAGAGGGTACATTAGCAAACACTTATGGGTACATTAGCAAACACTTATGGGTACATTAGCAAACACTTATGGGTACATTAGCACAACCAACAGACCATACACATTAGCACATACTACTATTCACATAGGTGTCGCATAGCAGACATATGTCGCTTGTGAGATAGTTTAGTTGTCTGATTATAGACATAGCCCTACAAGCTCCTATGAGGCCGTCTAAGGGCTTTTGTCTGTTAGGTAGGTGTTAGTATAGGTAAACTATTTACGTTGAAATTCCATAGTTGGCACAGGACTTGCTAGGGGTTTTAGGTGCAATGTTGGCACGTTAATTGCTACGTGTGCACGTTAGGTAATAGCATGGGTTATATTCCTATGTGCTCTAAGGCTTATAACAAAACGGTATTGTACTTTTCTCAAGAACGTGTATAGTGGTACTCAAGTCAAAGGCAAACAGCCAACGGCACCACATAAGGAATTACTAATATGTCTACTTACACTGATAACCAGAACCAAGCAATTAATTTTATTATGAACATTGCAGCAATTAATAAGCCAGATACAAAACTAGTTACCATGCTTGTTATTGGCTTTAATCTAGACTATCAAGACCTACTGCATATAATGCCACATATTATCGAGCAGTGCTTCAACGGCTTAAACCGTGATTGCGGTAACTGGGCAATCGAATTGAATGCTGTAATAATGACGGAAGCTTATCGTTAACCACTACAACAAATAGGGGCTTAGGCCCCACTAATGGAGTATAGGACAATGAAAACTAAGTATAAAGCATGTGACATAATCGAAGCGTATCAAAATGTTGATCCAGTAAATAGACGTTTATTTACTGTAGTGACAAGTGAAGAGCTATTCCAACAGCATGCGCCAAACTTTAATTTTGAATTGAATGAAGTAGAATTGCTAGATGAAGCGCTGGAAAGGGAATATTTGTTTGATCTAGGCAACGGCCAGTATTTAGTTAACCCACACTATTAACATAGAGAGGGCTTCGGCCCCACTAAAGGAGCACAGAACAATGAGTAACGGATACGTAGTATATAAAGGCCCATCTATGTTAGATCCTAAATCTAATATTGTGGCTATTGTCACAATGAAAACTAGTAATGCTAAGACTGGCGACATGGCACAGCTATGGATTCTAGACGCAGACACTAACCCCGTTGAGGCGACCAAGACGGGCCAAGATGCGAGCGTATGCGGATCTTGCCCACATAGGCACTATAATGGTGGCGCTTGTTATGTAAACG